GACTTCAATGATCCAAGAGGCTTTCATGTCTTTGATACCGAGACAAGAGACTTGACATTCATTTCAAATCCATGTAGAATGTTCTACAAGATTAGCTATGATGATGAATCACAATCGTTTGAGTATTGGAAAGCATATGACTTCTCGGTACACAAAGACACTTATGTCAAAGTGGTTGTGGTAAACAAAACAAATGCTTATCTTTTTGATTATGTGCTTGAGCAATTGAACAAAGCTGGTGTAGCTGATGTTGCTGTGGTAGAAGATTTTTCTGATACTACAATAGATGATGACCAGGAATTAATTGACCAAGCGGAAGATACCATGACTATTCTTTCTAAGTATATTGATGGGTTGACACTTGATGTGGATTCTGATAAACTAAAGAATCTAATGCGTGAGTTATATGTTGAATCTTTGAATGTTGAAGTGACTGAATGATTTTTTTCAAATCAATAAAATTTAAGAACTTTCTTTCTACTGGTAATTACTTCACAGAAATTAATCTGTGTAACAGTTCAAACACGCTGGTAGTAGGAACAAACGGTGCAGGCAAGTCTACCTTGCTTGATGCGCTGTGCTTTGTGTTGTTTGGAAAACCATTTCGTTCTATCAATAAACCACAACTGGTAAACTCAATCAATCAAAAAGATTGTGTCGTTGAGTGTGAGTTTGATATTGGAAACAAGAAATTCAAAATCATTCGTGGTATCAAACCAAACATCTTTGAGATTTATGTTAATGGTGAAATGTTGAATCAAGATGCGGCTGTAAAAGACTATCAAGAACACCTAGAGAAATTTATTCTCAAATTAAACTACAAGTCTTTCACACAGATTGTCATTCTCGGTTCAGCTTCTTTTGTGCCATTCATGCAATTATCTGCGGCTGACAGGAGAGCAATCATTGAAGATTTGTTGGACATTCAAATCTTTTCCACAATGAATGGTCTGTTAAGAGACAAACATTCAATCAACAAAGAAAGCATCCAGTCTAACAAACATGAATTGGATTTGTGTTCCAATCAACACAAATTGGTAGAAGAACACACAGAAAAAATTAAGAAGAATACCGATGAATTGATTGTGAGCAAAGAATTGGAAGTAGCCAATGTTTGGCTTGAGATTGATTTGGTGCAAACAGAAATCAATTCCATGAACACAGCTATTTCTGACCTTCAGAAAGAAATAGAAGACAAGTCTATTGTAAACGATAAATTGAAAAAGCTAAATCAATTTGAAACACAGATTGAAACCAACTTGTCAAAGTATCGTAAAGATGTAAACTTTTTCCTAAATAATGATGATTGCCCAACTTGTCGCCAAAGCATCCAGTTGGAATTTAAAGAAAATCAAATAACAGATTTGAATGATAAAGTTGAAAAGTGTACACACGGTTTGACAAAACTTGAATCGGACATTCTAGTACAACAAAATCGGCTAAATGATATTACAAAAATTTCTAATGCTATTCAAGTCAAATGGGTTGCTGTTGCATCCAACAATTCAACCATCATTGAATTGAATAAGTACATAGGAAAATTGCAGAAAGAGATAGGAGTATTGTCATCATCCAAGGAAAACTTGTCCTCGGAGACCAATAAACTTCTCGCATTGCAAACACAATTAGCAGAGTTAGAATCCAAAAAGAAATCGTTAATAGAAGAAAAGACATATCTTGAAGCTGCCTCTCTGTTGTTAAAAGATACTGGAATCAAAACAAAAATCATTAAGCAATATTTGCCTATCATAAACAAGATGGTAAATAAGTATCTAGCATCGCTGGATTTCTTTGTGAATTTTAATCTTGATGAATCGTTCAAAGAAACAATCAAGTCTCGCCATCGTGATGAATTCAGCTATGCATCTTTTAGTGAGGGTGAGAAACAGAGAATTGATATGGCACTTATGTTGACATGGAGAGCGGTAGCAAAACTTAAGAATTCTACGAATACTAATTTGTTGATTCTAGATGAAGTGTTTGATAGTAGCCTAGATAATAATGGAACTGAGTACTTGATGACAATTCTACAGATGCTTGAAGATGTAAATCTGTTTGTGATATCACACAAGGGTGACATACTGCAAGATAAGTTCCGAAACTTAATTCGGTTTGAGAAGGTAAATAATTTTTCAAGGATAGTAAAATGAATGATGATGATATTTTAGTTATTAATACGGAGTCTAAAACTCCAACCAAAGTTTTGGAAGAAAAGATTCTTCCGTTGTCTATTTTAACGGAAGGTCATCCGTTACTAAGAACACCAGTTGAAGAATTTGATATGTCTCAAATTATGCAACCAGAGATTCAAAAATTTATCAAACAATTGAAGTTGACAATGCATACCTATAGTGGCGTTGGATTGTCAGCTAATCAATGTGGATTTAAATTTAGAATGTTTGTTATTGGTACAGACCAATTTCAAATGACTTGTATCAACCCAAGAATTATTGATGTTGATGGTGAACCAAAACTAATGCGTGAAGGTTGCTTGTCATATCCAGCGTTGTTCGTTGGCGTACCTAGATATGAAGGTATTCTTGTACATTACTATGATGAATACTCACAACCAAAAGAGTTGTGGTTGCGTGGTATAACAGCACAATGCTTTCAGCATGAACTAGAACATCTTGATGGTAAAGTATTCCTTGAGAAAGTTAAGCCTCTTGCTATGCAGATGGCAAGAAAACGTCAAACAAAATTAATTAAGAAAATTGTAAGGCATTCAAAATGAGCGATATAAAAGTTGATGAAACTACCGAGTATGAAAGTTGTCTTGATTTTGAGAGTGATGATATCAACGATGTTTCCAAATTCATGGATGGTGAACAAACGCAAGAAGAAAAACTTCCTGTAGTTGATGTTGATGATTCATTGCTTACCAGAGACCAATTCTTTAAGAAGTATTGGAAAGGTATGCCAACTTTTGACCAGAATGATAATCCTCCATGGAAACAACTGTATGTAAACTTCCGAAATGAAGAAGATTATAATGCGTTTGCTAAGTTGATTGACCAAGGATTAACTGATAAGAGCAAAAGTATTTGGTATCCAAAACTTGACATTGAAGAAAATTCATTGAATCGTTGGATTGTAGAATGATTAACCCTAAGTATCCAGTTTATATTATCTCTAAAGGTCGGCATGAATCCATGTTGACTTCTCGCTCACTCGCCCGTATGAAAGTTCCTCATTACATTGCGATTGAGCCACAAGACTTGGAGAATTATGAGAAAGCATTAGACGAATTTAAGATTCGCCCATATGTTACATTGCTAGTTGCACCATTCAGTAATCATGGTGATGGACCAGGTCGTGCTAGAAATTGGTGTTGGGATCATGCGATTGAAATTGGTGCCGAAAAGCATTGGGTACTAGATGATAACATTTCTGATTTCTACCGATTGAATCAGAACAAACGTTATCGTGTTGAATCTGGCGCTATCTTCCGAGCCGCAGAAGATTTTGTTGACCGCTTTGAGAATGTGCCAATCTCTGGCTTTCAGTATCGTTTCTTCATTGCACCAAATTCAAAGTATCCACCATTCGTAACTAACACACGAATCTATTCGTGTTTGCTTATCTCTAATGATTGCAAACATCGTTGGCGTGGTAGGTACAATGAAGATACTGATATCTGTCTCCGCGTATTGAAAGATGGTGATTGCACTATTCAATTCAATGCATTCTTGCAAGGCAAGGCGGCTACACAGACAGTTAAGGGTGGTAACACCGAAGAATTCTATCATAAAGAATTTGCAGATGCTGATGAAAACTTTAAGAAGACTGGTTATAACAGTAGCGGTACAATCAACAAATCACAGATGCTTGCAGATATGCATCCAGATGTTGCAAGAGTTGTTTGGCGTTATGGTCGTTGGCATCATTATGTTGACTACAATCCATTCAAGGTAAATAAACTGCGAATGAAACCAAACATTGTAATTCCAGAAGGCAACAACGAATATGGAATGAAGTTGATTCGTAATTGGAAACCAGATTGATGAGTATTGTTGATGAAATAGGCAAAGAGAGTCTAAAGCGGTATCTTGAAAACTGCGCTAAGGTTGCAGATATTGATATTGATACTGCATTCAAAGTCACATTGAATTGTATGAAAGCGCATGATGGCGCAATCATACCCG